GGGGGGGTTTTTATTTTCAGCTCACCCCAAGGGTGGTAACCGGATGCGCACCATGCCCGAAAAACCAGATACGTGGGCCAGGATCGTGGCGGCCATTTCAAATCCACTGTGGCAAGGCATGATCATGGCCATCGTCGTTTCTCTACTGCGCATCCTCTACGACGCCAAAGAAACCAGTAAGCGCCGGATCTTATTCGAAGCGCTGATCTGCGGTTCGTTGAGTCTGGTCGCGTCGAGCCTGATCGAGTGGATGACCTGGCCGCCCAGCTTGTCGGTAGCTGCAGGTGGAACGATTGGCTTTCTTGGCGTTACGGCCATTCGCGAATTGGTGGCCCGCTTCATTGGCCGGAAGGTGGATTCCCTATGAAGGCTTTAGCCGCCGCAATCATCATCGCGCTGGTGGGCGTACTGCTCGTCGGCATTCAGCAGTACCGGGTCGTCGCTATCACCGGTGCCATGCAACTTGAGACAAAGAGCAAGAACGAAGCCATCGCGGCCAACAAAGAGAGCGAGGCGACCATCACCACGCTACGGGCAGAAGCCAAGCGTAATGCCGACTACCAGGCTGATCTGAGCAAGCGGCTCAAGGCCAGTGAAGGCAAAGCCAAACAGGCGAGGAAAGAATTTGAAGACCTCAAGCGCAACAGCAAGCCCGTTCGTGATTGGGCTTCTCAGCCTTTGCCTGACGGCCTGCGCGGCAAAGCCGGTGGTGGTAACAAAGACGTCAGCGGTTCGAATCGACCTCCCTGAGCTGAATCCTTGCGAGCGGATCAACGCTGATGAGGTTGACCTTCGTTCGAACGGTGATGTGTGGGAGTTGAAGGATCAGGCCATCAAGCTGCTCGACACCTGCGCCGATCAGGTGGACGCGCAGATCCTGCGCCGCCAGAGCAAGTAGTCGAGCCCACTGGGCTTCATGCCCCATCGTGGGGCACACCAACCCCCTGTTTTTTGGGTCCTCCCCGAGGGGGGCTCCCTACACGGGTACGTGGACTCGCGGTTCTTGTGCAGCTGAGTTTTTTGCAGGGATGTCCGTCTTTCTAAAGGGTTGTGTATGGGCAGGAAAGTCAGCAAGGCCGATTTGAGCGAGATCGTTGGCCGGGACGAACGCACCCTGACCCGGTGGCAACACGACGGCATGCCGGTGGTTGAGTTTGGTCTGGGTCGTGGCAACGAAAATCAATACGACACCGAAGCGGTGGTCCAGTGGCTGATGCAGCAGGCCTCGCTCAACGGCAAGAAAGAGTCGTCCCGTGACAGGCTTGACCGGGTTCGGGCCAACCGTGAAGAGCTGGCGCTGGCCAAAGAGCTTGGGGAGGTGGTGATCGCCTCCGACATGATCCAGCGCTTCGAAGCCATGATCATGTCGGCCAAGGTCGAACTGCTCAATACATTTCCAGACGTGCTCGCCGCTGAGCTTTCAGCCCGGTATGGCATAGAGGTGGACGATCTACTGATTCGTGAGCCCATCGAGGCCATCCTGAGAAGGCTTTCGGACTATGACAATGATGCTGACTCAGTTGGAGATTCTGACGAATCGCCATACCCGGAGGGCCTTGAGGAAGACGGCGAGTGAGTCCCTGCACAAAGCCTGTTTGAAGTGGGCTCCACCGCCGCGAATGAGCATCATCGAATGGGCAGACAAGTATCGCTGGCTGTCCGCCGAAGAGGCGGCTCGGCCGGGTAAATACCGGTTCGATGTGACCCCGCATCTCGTCTGGCCAGGCGGCCCGCTTGAGGCACTGGACGATCCAAACGTTACAGAAATCGTAGGCCGCAAGTCCGCGCAGGTGGCCTGGACGTCGGGCGTGTTGGGTAACGCCCTGGGCAAGTGGATCGACATCGATCCGTCTCCGATCCTGGTGCTGTTTCCCAAAGCAGAAGCGGCCAAGCAGTATGTGGGCGAGAAGCTTGAGCCGATGATCGAGGCGACGCCCAGGCTTCGCAAGAAGGTCGATCTACGCAGTCGCAAGCTGCAGCAGCGTCAGGACTTCAAGCGATTTCCGGGCGGCTTTCTGAAAATGGTGGGCTCCAACAGTCCGGCGAGTGTGAAGTCCACGCCGGTGCCGAGAGTCGCTGTCGAGGAGCCTGATGACTGCAACCTCAACCTGCGGGGGCAGGGGGATAGCATCAAGCTGGCCAAGGAACGCTTGAAGACGTTTCGCCGCTCGAAAATCATCATCGGCGGCACCCCGACCATCAAGGGGCTGTCGGCCATTGATGCGGAGCTGGAGATCTCGGACAAGCGCGAAGGGCTTGTGCCTTGCCACGAATGTGGCCAGTCGCATGCGTTGAGCTTCGACAATCTGTTCTGCGCCGACGACCCGGATTATCACCACGAGGTGTATGGCAAGAAACGGCCCGAGCATGCGTATTACGCTTGCCCGCACTGCGGCTGTTCGTGGGATGACAACCAGAAAAACGCAAACCTCAAGCACGGCCGTTGGATCGCGACGGCCGAGTTCAGAGGCATCGCCGGTTACATTCTCAACGAGCTATACGCCACCTTCTGGGGATCGCGCTTCCAGGCGCTGATGGAGAAGAAACTTCAGGCAGAGCACGCCGCGTCCCACGGTAACATCGGGCCGATGATCGCTTTCGTCAACAGCTCCAAGGGGGAGAGTTACGAATACAAAAGCGATGCACCTAAAACGGATGAACTGGAAAAGCGGGCCGAGCCTTACGCAGAGCTGACGGCACCCAACGGGGTGCTGCTGATTACGGTGGGCGTCGACGTTCAGGGGGACCGGCTGGCGCTGGTCGTCATCGGCTGGGGCCGGGGTGAAGAATCGTGGCGACTGTACTGGGGTGAGCTGTACGGTAATCCCATTGATCCGCATGACGCCGTTTGGCAGGAGCTGGATCGGCTGATCGCCAAGCCGGTGGCGACAGTGGGCGGAGCGCAGCTGGTCATTTCCGCCGTGAGTATCGACAGCTCGGACGGCAACACAAGCGACGCGGTCTACGGGTACGTCCGGGACCGGCAGCGCTACAACATCATGGCGATCAAAGGTGCATCGATTGACAGCCGTGATAAGGAAATCTTTACCCGGCCGTCCCCGTCGGTTGACTCGTCTCAGGACAACACCAAAGCCTCGAAATATGGCCTGCGCGTCTACATCGTCGGAACCCACAAGGCCAAGACGCTGATCGACGGACGCCTTCGACTCACTGGCGCAGGGCCGGGCCGGATGCACTGGTACAGCGAGATCCGCTCGGACTACTACGAGCAGCTCACTAATGAAGTGCTCGCCCCGCACGCGCGCAACCCCAGCAAGATGGTGTGGCAGAAGAAGGCGGGCCGCCGTAACGAAGCGCTGGACTGCGAAGTGTATGCACTGCATGCGGCCAGAAGCTTGAAGACACATCTGTTACGCGAACATGAGTGGGATCAGTTGGAGCAGCAACTGCTGCAACCCACTCTTTTCAACACCGAGCAGGCCGTCACTCCTGTGCCACGTAAAGCGAATGCTCGCGGTCGTGGCACGCGCAGCCGTGCAGGCTACTAGAGGTTCAATCATGACTGACGCACAAATGCGCCTGGAGCAAGTACGGGCGGCGATCTCTGACGTCCTTAAAAAAGGTCAGCGTCTCAAAAGAGCAGATCGCGAGATCTATCGGGCCGAGCTCGACAGCCTGCGGTTGCTTGAACAGCAATACGCTAAAGAGGTCGCGCTGGAACAGGCGTCGCTGCAGGGTAGGGGACGAAATCGCATCTCCTACATGGTGATCTGATTATGGGTTTTTTCCGCAAAGACCCTGCCGAGTTGTTGATGCGTGAGGCACTCAAGCTCGCCAAGTCTGTGTCTGAAGGGCAGCCTGCTAAAGCGCAGGGGGGCGGTGGCGGAGTCGAAACCCGCTGGCGCGGCGCGTCCCGTGTGCTGCGCAGCATGGCGGGCTGGATTCCGGGATTGGGCAGTGCCAGGCGTGACCTGCACCACAGCGAGCGTCGCATGCTGGTAGCCCGGTCGCGTGATGCCATGCGCAACCATCTGATCGCTCGGGCGGCTATCACCCGTCTGCGCACCAATGTGGTCGGCACCGGCCTGGTCTGCCGTGCACAGATCGATCATGTCGCTGTCGGCATCGACGAGCAGCAGGCCGAGCAACTCAATGCTCAACTGGATAGGATCTGGTCGCTGTACGCCGATGACCCCCGCGAGTGTGATGCCGAAGCCACGCTCAATCACTACCAACTGCAGGCGCTGGTGCTCATATCGGCCATGGTCTGCGGCGACGTTCTGATCGCCAGCCCCGACGATGAGCGTCCGGGATGCATCTTCAGCACCCGTTTGCAGTTGATTGAATCGGATCGTGTCTGCAATCCCGACGGGGGTATGGACCGCGCAGATATGGTTGAAGGTGTCGAGTTTGACCGATTGGGAGCCCCCTTGGCGTATCACGTCTGCAATGGCTATCCCAATGAGTTTCTGGCAGGCCAGAACCTTGCGTGGGAGCGCCTGCCTGCTTTCGGTGATGTGACCGGCAGACGTCGGGTCATGCATGTCATGTCGGACAAGGAAAGGCCAGGCCAGAAGCGGGGCGCTCCTTATCTGGCTCCGGTGCTGGAGCCGTTGCAGAAGCTGGAGCGCTATAGCAGTGCTGAGTTGATGGCGGCAGTTATCTCGGCGATGTTCACCGTGTTCATCAAAAAGAACAACGATTTCAATGTCTCCAACTTGCCCATGTCCGCCATGGGTAACGAGGGCGCGGGTGGTGATACCACCGACGATGGTGAGCTGGCATTGGGGGAGGGTGCCATTGTCGACTTGGGAATGGGCGAGGAGCCGGTGGTTGCCAATCCGGCTCGACCCAATGCCCAGTTTGACCCCTTCTTCACGGCGGTCGTGAAAGAGATCGGCGCGGCGCTCGAGCAACCGATGGAGGAGTTGCTGCTGCATTACAGCAGCAGTTACAGCGCGGCTCGCGCTGCGATGCTGCAGGCGTGGCGGTTCTACAGCGTTCGGCGCTGGTGGCTGGCCTGTGACTTCTGTCAGCCCAGCCGTGAATTGATCATTGATGAGGCCGTGGCGAGAGGGCTGATCCACCTGCCGGGTTACGCGGACCCTGCAAAGCGTAAAGCTTACTGTCAGGGGATCTGGATCGGTCCGGCGCGAGGCGCTATCGATGAGCTCAAAGAGGCCAATGCAGCCGGTAAGCGAATAGAAATCGGGGTCAGCAACGAAACCCTCGAAACGGCCGCGATGACGGGCGAGCCCTGGCAGCAGGTTTACCGCCAGCGTGTTCGCGAAGTTGAGCAACGACGCTCCGACAACCTGCACATGTTGCCCAAAGGCGGCGTCATCGCTGACCCACCCACACCACCCAACGAGGAATAACCATGCCCCGCGCATTGGAGCTGGCTGCATCGCAGCCTTGGCTGATGCTGCCTGACGCCCTGGATAACCTGCTGACCATTGCCGACCGCATGGGCGATCCGGGTGCGTTGGAGAGCAAAACCGGTATTCGGCTGGAGAACAGCCGCACGGTCAGCGTTCGCAACGGCGTCGCCATCATCCCCGTGGTCGGTCCGGTTTTTCGCTACGCCAATCTGTTTACCGAGATCAGTGGCGCGACCAGCACTCAGGTGCTGGCCACCCACCCGCCGTCGGGGCCGGG